ATCTTTAAATCTTCTAGGCATGTTATTACTTGACTCAACACTGTGTAGTGTTCGATGTGTAAATGTACGAACAATATCTCTGTCTCGAGCCTTTAGTTGAAAACTTAAAAAAGAAAGAAGCGTGTAATGGTCACGCCTCTTTTCTTCTGGTAACTCGCTGATCATCATCATCATACGAGATACAAATTCCTTACTACTTTCCAAGTTGGTGAACTATCTTAGGTTCAACTTTCTTTCTTGGTCTACCTCTACGTTTTGGTTTGTTGAGGGATTGTAGTAGGTTAATCTCTGCCTTAAGTAAGATAACTTCTTGTCCCAACCTGTTAAGCTTCTTAGATAATAGTCCCACTAGTAATGCAGTGATTGCAATACCGAAGGTTGTGAGTAATAATAAGTACATTACTTCTGTTTCTGTTGCTAATGGTAATAAAAACATATGATTGTAATTTAAAAGAGTTAAAGAAAAAAAGAGGCCAGCTGTTACACTGGCACTCTCAAAACTTAGCCTTACTACAAGCTAATTAGTCTGCTAATTCTGTTGATGCACGCATTAGATCAGTTAGTGCGTCAGCTTTTACTCCTGCAAGTTTGCTGCCATCTGATTTGATGAATGTATCTGTTAGCAATGCGTCTTCTGCTACTTTAACTTCACAGTTACGGTATATCTTTTGTCCTTCAAAGCAAATGTACTCTTTAGTGGAAGGGTTTAGTTTACCATCTTGTCCATCCCAGAATGGTTGTCCAACTTGCTCAGTTATAAACAAGTCAATTGTAGGGAATTGCTCAGGAAATGATTCGCTATCGTTTGTAATCATTGGAATGTCAAGAGCTCTTGTCAAGTAGTTGTTAAACTCGTTGTCTCCTTGAACATTCCAAGCGTTAAGTATTCTACCTGAGTTTGTAGTTCTTTGCTCTGGCATTGAGTCTATGTCCACTGGAATGCCGTAGGCTTGGAAGAAGTTCTTATCCACTGGTAAAGAGGATACATACTTTGTAGTTCTACCACCCATTGTTAAGTTTAATAAACCATTACCTGATTGTGCTTGAGATACCTCTTCTTTTCTTAAGATGATTCTAAATAGGTTTTCGTTTGATTGTGCTTGGACAATGTAGTCGATTGTGATTTTTGGATTACTCATGTTGTTGTTGTTTAAGTAAATTAATTAATGAATGAATTGTGTTGTGTTATGCTTATGCATAGTGAGTGCATGGGAATCGAACCCATGTTTTAAAAACAAATACCATACACTCGGTTAGAGCAGAGTAGTGTATTAGGTTACCCCTTTGATTGCTCTATTTTAATAATTAGCTATATTTATAATGTAGAAGGTTTGAATGGTTTGTAATCTTTGGACTTTTCCTGTGTCCATTGGGTGGCAAGAGCAATAGCATGCGTTATAGTCTCGTCAACTGCTTCTTTAATAGCTTTAGTGTCTAGTTCTTGTTCATTAAGTGTAAGTAGTTCTCTGTCTTTTATCATGACGCTGTTATTTAAGGATGGATATGAAACGGATTGTTTATTGAGGAAGTAAAAAAAGAAAAGAGCGCGAAGCGCTCTCTTTCTTACTCGCCGATAGCATTGCTAACGTCTGCTTTGATAAAGTCGTTAGACTTTATACCTTCTGCTATTTGAGTAGCGATGTCTTCATCGCGTACGAGGAATAGCTTAGAAGGTTGGAATACTCTATTGGAATCGATGTACTCTTTGCTAATAGCAATGCAGTAAGCGTTTCCGTTCTTATCGGTTTTCCAGTCGTTCAATTTAACAAGTTCAAGTTGCATAGTAGTAAGATTTAAGTTTATGGGGGGACTTTCCCGCCAAAACATACAGGGGGTGTAGTGATGTAAGTGGTATAAGAACTCATCCCCGCATAAAATTTTTTTTAAAATGTTTTGGTTTATAAATAAAAGTTTTGTATCATTGTAATGTTTTGTGTGTCTCTTTACGAGACAATTGTTTTTCATAACAGTTTTCATGGTTTGTATCCCCTTCATTATGAGGGGGATATTTTTTTTCTAAAATTTTTTTAAAATTTTGTAGTTCTAACTAGAATTTTTTATCTAGATTTGCAGTCTGGGTTACCGAACCGACACTTCAGTCAGAGAAGGCTGTTGGATCAGATAAGTTCTTTCGTGTAATGATGTTTGAGAGTTGAACCAGCAATGACTCTCCCAATTGAAAAGTTAGTGGCGTTTCAATTTGGTTTTCTTTTGGCCACTTTTCTTTTAACAATTAAATGCGTATATTTATGGCAACAGACGAAGAGTACATGAAAGATCTAGCTAAGAAAGCTGACGAGTCAAGGGATAATACATTTGATTCCTGGTTAACTGACTTAGAAGATAAAGAACAACCAGAGGCTTGTTCTATAGACAACCCAGATTGTGAAAACTGTGGTTCATGAGTAAGATAGAAGAAAGAGTCTGTAAGAAGATAGAAGAGAGAGCAAAAGTTGGTGAAAATAAGTATGGTGTTACAATGGAGCGTAAAGATCTCTCCAAAGAGCAGTGGCTCGTACATCTACAAGAAGAACTAATGGATGCATGTGTTTATATAGAAAAACTTTTAGATGATTTTCAAAGAATTAAATAAGTTCAAGGATGTGGTGTTTACAGAGGATGGGCACACGTATACTATAGAAGGAAAACCTGCAACGTCTGTCACCACATTCATTGGACAATTTAAAAAACCTTTTAATAAGGAATTTTGGGCACAGCGTAGTGCCAAGAAAGAAAACAAAACCATTGAAGAGATCTTAAATAAGTGGGATTCAATTAGTACGCGAGCTTGCAATAAAGGAAGTAAGTTTCACGCATTTGCTGAAGACTACATTAATAATAAGATACTTAATAATACAATATATGACTCTGATTTAGATTTAGAAGCGTATAATAAAATTGAGTCCCACTTTTTAAAATTTTATGAAAATTCAAAAGAAAACCTTATACCTATTCGCTCTGAGCTTTGCGTTGGGTCTAGCAAGCTTGGGATTTGTGGTATGGTTGACCAGCTCTACTATTCAACACCTCTTGACGGGCTTGTCATATTTGACTGGAAAACCAACAAAAAAATAGATTACAATAGTAAGTACAATAATTGGATGTTAGATCCAATATCCCACCTCCCTGAATGTGAGTTTACAACCTACTCACTACAACTTTCCCTATACAGATACATAATAGAATTAGAAACAAACCTTGAGATAAAGAAGTGCTTTATCGTATGGTTTAATGAGAAGAACGACACCTATAAATTAATAGAGTGTGCAGATTACAGAAAAGAAATACAAAATATGTTGGATTATAATTAATTTTATTATATTTGCCTATAACTTATTGTAGGGTGATGAAACTGGCAGACATGCCCTCCTGTCTCGAGGGTGTAGATTACGGAATAAACTTAGGATAGAGGGTTGACCACCGATGTGCACAACTTGTCCTTTAGCTAACTGCTACGTGCACGTTCGAGTCGTGCTCCTACAGCAAAAGATTGATATGAAGAAGTTTTTATTACTATTAAAGAAGTTTAAAGATATGTTAGACCCTGCTTATTGGGCTGAGAAGATCTTTATAAAGTCTGGACTTAGGGATAAGGCTATGAATTCACCAGTAAAAAAGTTTGAACAAAGTCTAACCGGTTGGAAGTACTGGACATACCAAATAGTTGGAGGTGCAGTAATATTTACAGTGTTAGAGTATTTGTTTAACCTAGCAGGTATAACAATGATACCTTTTTAAATGGATATAGGTAAGAGCATAAAAGATCATTACAAGTTAGTAGAGGAGTTATCCGAGCTGTCTACAGTTATTATGCAGCAGCTAAATAAAACCTCTAAAGATTTAACAGCTGAGATTATCGAGGAGATTGGTGATGTACAGTGGAGGCTCGATCGCGTTAAGAAATACTATGACGCAAAATTAATCCAAGAACAGATTGACTTTAAACGAAAGAAGCAGTTGATTAAGAATGAGAATATAAAGAAAGCTGCTCTTGAGAAACAAAACAGAATTAACAGGTACAAAAATCAACTACCTATACATAAAGATTCCTACGGGAAAGTTTAATTATGGATGCACTAGAAAAAAGAATTAGAGAAAGGTTTAGAATTGCAGATCGTAAAAAGATTTGTGAGAAGTGTATGAACCACTACATAGGCAAACTCAGAATAGATGAGTTGTTACATACAAATGCAAAAGCTCAAGCTGAGTTAGGAATTGATTCTACTGCAGAAGAGAAACAGAAAGCTTTAGATGTTGCGAGATACGTAAAGAAATCTATAAGCATGTACGACAAAGAGTTTGCAGAGAGTGCATTCCCAGAAATAATTATTGACGATGAACATTCCAATTAAATCAGATATACCAAAATCTATGAAGGCATACCTTCAAATACTTAATCCTATATTAAAACTAAAGGATAAGGAAATTGAAGTGCTATCTAGCTTTTTATCTATATGGCAATCTAATAGAGATAATGCTAATCTAGACAAGATGTTGTTTTCTACACCTGTAAGAAAGTTGGTAAGAAAACAAATTGATATGTCTGAAGCTTCTTTCAATAATCACATTACTATGCTTAGAAAGAAACAAATGATTGTAGATAAAAAGATAAACCCAACTATACTTAACGGAATAGATAAAGAAGGTATTGAAATAACTTATAAGATAACGTGGACAGAATAATAAAGAAGCTAGCTAAAAAATATAGCATTAGCGAATTTAAAGCGGAACTTATAGTTAAGTCTCAGTTTGGGCTAGTTAAAAAAGCAATCGAAAGCGGGGATTTTGAGAGTGTAAGGTTAAAACATCTTGGGATGTTTGCAGTGAAGAAGAATAGATTTAAATATTACAAAAATGGCAGAAGAGAAAAAGGGAGCAGCAGCGAAGATGTCTGAGATCTTGAGCGGTTGGAAAAATGTAGTATTCCCAAATGAACATGTAGAGCAAATCGCAAAAGCAAGGGCAAGCATCTGCGCTGGCTGCGAATTTAACGTTAAAAACAGATGCACAAAATGTGGGTGCCCACTGATTGCTAAAACAAGATCAATGCAATCACACTGCCCACTTAAAAAATGGTAAACATGGAGAAGACAATTAATTACGAGCCTTTAGGAAACCACATTGTAGTGGAAATGCCACAGGTAGAAAAAGAAACAGTATCAGGTATTATTAAATCTGATATGATGTTAAAAGAAGAAGCAGATAAACGTGACGGCCACGCTAAAGTTGTAGCTGTTAGTCAGGATGTTAAAAATGTTAAAGTTGGAGACACTGTTATACCTAAAGGCCAGGGCTTTATGGTTATGGTAGATGAGGTAGAGTATTTTCAAATGAACATGTTTGACGTATTAGGTATTGTAAAAGCGTGATGGCAAAGTTTATTTGTAGTTTATGCGAGAGAAGTGTAGAGCTTACTAAACACGTTGTTAAGGTTGTAGACGGTAAAGTAGTTTGCCCGGATGCAACTTGTTGTGAGGAGTATATGAAACCTGTGAGAGAAAATGCAGGCTTTGGTTCTGCTTTATCTAGACCGGGAGGAACAGTGCGAGGCAAACGCGATAGACTAAGAACAAAGTAATGATATTAAACGGATTTGACGTAAATATAAATTTCTGGAGCGCTAACCCTCAGTTAAAGGTTCCAGAACATTTTGCAGATATTTACAAAAAAGATAAAAGTAAAACTAAAAGCAAAAGCTCACAGATAATGTGGGCTATTGCTCTTTTAGTAGATCCTGACTCTAAGTTTTCAAATATATCTTACGCTAACAGACAAAAGATGATAGCTAAAGATTTTTTAAAAGATGAGGAGTTTAAATGGGATGACTATACAGAAGCAATTGTTTTTTACGAAAGATCTTTAATTACTCCAGCTAAAAGGCAACTTATGGTATGGAATAAAAAGATGGATGAAAAAACTTTATATTTAGATATACTTACTTATGAGGATAATGCAGATACTATTGAAGGGCTACTTAAAACAAATGTTAAGTTGTTTGAGGACTACGAGCGGCTTCTTAAACTTGTGGACAAAGAAAATAATGAAGGTGCTACAAAAGGTGGAGCAGAAGAGTCGGCATCCGAGAAAGGACTAATATGATTATTAATAAAGAAGCTTTTATACTTAAGGAGGTACCACAGTTCCACCCTTCTAGTGAAGAATACTTAATCTTTTGGAGAGAAGAAAAAAAGAGGTGTATTGAAGGGCACTGGGTAGGAGGAGTATGGATGCCTGGTAATTTATATTTTTATATAAACTACTGGACTATCCTTTTAAATAAAACTGCTCACTCTAAAACAAAAACTCCTGGTAAACCATTTTTACGTGATTTAGAGTGGGAGTTTTTTTACAACTGGGTAGAAGCTAGAGGGTTCTCAGGGTTTGCAGATGATACTAAGTACACTTGTAACAGAGACTATGAGGGACAAGAGAGTTACATACCTGCGCGAGAGTACCTAAGAAAAACACACCCAAAGAATTTAGGTAGACCATTATTTGAGAATGAAGCTAAGAACTTTATGATGATGGGGAGCCGTGGATTTGGTAAATCATATTCCGTGGCGGGAGGTGTAGCAGGGCATGAGTTTGTTTTTGACGGTATGAAATCGTATGACCCTGATTCTCTGAACAATACGCCATCTACAGAGATAGTGGTGGGAGCAGGTGATGCAAAATACTCAGGAGATATATTAAAGAAAACACAGTTTGGTTTAGATAACCTGCCTGGAGGTATTGAACTTGGAGATAAGTTCTACCCTTCTCCATTTGCAAAGCAATATGGGGGTAGCTGGTATTCTGGTAAAGAGGTGGTTGCAGAGTACAAAAAGAAACTCGGAGGTACTTGGAAGGTTATGGGTAGTAAGTCTAAGATAAAGCACCGTACATTTAAAGATAACCCATTTGCTGCCAATGGTACTCGTCCTGCTGTAATGGTTATGGAGGAGATTGGTATGTTTAACAATCTTAAGTCTTCACACGAAGCTAGTGTTGAGTGTATGAAGAACGGGGCGTATAAGTTTGGAAGCTGTATGTACTTAGGTACTGGGGGTGATATGGAGGGTGGAGGTACTGTAGACGCAAGGGATATGTTCTATAACCCAGATGTTTACGATATGATTGCATTTAAAGATGATTGGGAAAACAAAGGTAAAATATCTTACTTTGTACCTGCCTATAGAGGGTTAAATCAGTTTAAGGATAAGAACGGTAACACTCAAGTAGCTCATGCAAAAGATTACTTAGAAAAGTTTAGAGATAAATTAAAGAAAGGTAAGAACGCTAGAAGCGCGCTAGATGCAGAACTACAAAACAGACCCCTCGTACCTTCAGAGGTATTCCTTACACGCACAGGTAACTTATTTCCTGTAGCAGATTTATTAAATAGGCTTGCAGAATTAGAGGCATCTAACAGAGAGCGTAACCACGATTACATTGGAGATCTATATATAGAGGCCTCTACAAAAAAAGTAAAGTGGAAACCAAATGCTAAATTAAAACCTATATACGATTTTCCAGTTAGAGCATCTGATGATATAGCTGGATGCGTTATTATACACGAAATGCCTTATGAAGATAAAGATGGAGATATACCATATGGTATGTATATTGCGGGAACCGACCCCTATGATCATGATGAATCTACTACCTCCTCTCTTGGATCAACTATTGTATTAAATAGGTTGACAAACAGAGTAGTGGCAGAATACACAGGACGTCCAGACACAGCAAACGAGTATTACGAAAATGTTAGAAAGCTACTGAAATTCTACAACGCTAAGTGTTTATATGAGAATGAGCGTAAAGGTTTGTTTCAATACTTAGAGCATAAGCACGAAACATTCTTACTAGCTGATCAGCCAGAGATTATAAAAGATGTGGTACAACATAGTAAGGTATCACGTCAAAAAGGTATGCACATGTCAAAGCCTTTAAAGTCTTACGGAGAAGAGCTTATAAAAATGTGGTTGCTAGAGGCGTACGAAACAGATGGCCTATTAAACTTACATAAGATAAGAAGTGTAGGATTATTAAAGGAACTTATAGCCTATAATAACTATGGAAACTTTGATAGGGCTATGGCATTTATGATGGTTATGTATCACGCAGAAGAAGTTAAAAAGATTAAAGTAGAGAAAGAAAAGAAAATTAACACTATTTATGATCAAGGATTTTGGAATAAAAAACTTTTCTCTAGAAAATCTAAAAAGTTTTAGCTATAAAATTTCAAACTAAAAATATAATTTATTTAATTATTGCTTGGACATAATAATTAAATGTTTATTTTTGTTTTTTAATTCGCGAATTTAAAAAAATATTAATATGGCAACAGTAAACGTAACACTATCTCTAGCCAGCTCAGATTTGTTTGCAAAACAAACTCTTAGCTTTACAGAGACAGACGCACTCTCTCCTGCAGGAGATCAACAATTAATTGGAAAAATCGAAACTTCTGGTTCTGGTACAAAAGATAATATTGCAACAAAAGCTTTAGACGGAACAAATGATTTGGCATACTTATTCTTACACAACCTTAGTGCTACTACAGGTGAATATGTAAAAGTTGGATTATGTGCAGCTCACGGTACAGACTCTGCATCAGGTGACTGGTTTGCAGTTTTGGGACCAGGTGAATTTTTATTCCTACCTATCTCAGACATGCAGGATGTAGATGTTGAAGCAGCTTCAGGAACACCTGTAGTTGAGTACATCTTAATGGAAAAAGCAGCATAATCTTAAAAATTTAGTAAAATGGCAAACGCAACTTTAAACGTAACATTCAGTATTTCTAGTACTGATTTGTTCAACTCAGTTAATCTTTCAAAGACTGTAACTGATGCAGTAACTATAGACGGTGACAATCGACAAGGTTTAACTACAATGGTTACCAGCACTTCTTACGTAGATATTAACGTAGAAGCATTATCTGGTTCAACTCAAGGTGGAAAGAAAGCATACGTATATGCTAAGAATACTGACACTACAGTAGATTTAATCTTTGCTGATGATGGAGATCAGATATTTGCAAGGCTTGCTCCAGGAGAATTTTTATTCTACCCAACAGCAGACAATACAAAGATCCAGTGTAAATCATCTTCTGGAACACCAACAATAGAATTCTTATTACTAGAAGTAGACTAAACATAATTTATGCCTCGTATAGATTTTCCCAGACAAAAACTGAGTCGTAGAAAAAAGACTCAGAGGTGGGGAGAAGAATGTATAGAAGCTGCCCTAGGTTTAATAGGCATTTATGATCATACAAGACGTAGTTCTCGCTTTAAAAAGAAGCGGAACTACGATCTTTATAACGGAAAGTTTGATAAGAAAGATCTTGAGTACGTTACTGATCCCCTAAACCTAGGCGGAAACGCAGAACTTCCCGCAACACTACAGTACTACGATGTAGTATCTCCAATCTTTAACTTGCTCTTAGGTGAAGAAACCAAGAGAGCATTTAGCTATGTCGTTAGATCTGTTAACGAAGAAGCTATTGGGCAAAAAGAAGAAGAGAAGAAAAAAGCTGTAGTAAATTATTTTCAGGGATTAATGCAGAACGCCGCGCAGTCTTATATGCAAGGGCAGCAGCAGCCTCAGAATCCAGAGCAGATGCAACAGCTTATGGCGGAGGCACAGCAAAATATACCTGAAGAACTAAAAAGAATACAGAAATATTTTGACTATGACTTTCAGGATATGAATGAGTCTACTGCTCACAAACTACTAACGTATTTTGAAAAGCAGCAAAAGTTAAAATCAAAATTTAACAAGGGGTGGGAAGATGCTCTTATTGCCGGTGAAGAAATTTACTGTGTAGAAGAGGTGTCTAATGAACCTATTGTAAGAAATGTAAACCCTCTTGAGTTTTACTGCTTACTACCACACAACTCAGACTTAATAGATCATGCAGATGTTATTGTAGAAGATACATGGATGTCTGTAAATACTATTATCGACAACTACTACGAAGACTTAACTCCTTCGCAAATAGATAAACTAGAAAAAGAGCACGGGAATAGAACATCTATGGAAAGCTCTAGTATATTAAATTATCCTAGCGTTGAAAAACTCTATATACAAGATAGAGAAGGCGAAGAAGGAAATGTATTTAACTACTACGATCAAGATGGGAACATTCGTGTTACTAAAGTGGTTTGGAAGTCTATGCGTAAGATCGGTAAACTAACTTACATAGATGAGTTAGGGATGAAGCAGGAAAC